GATAGCCCTGTCCAGAGACTTACCTCTCTGCGCTATGTCAACATTCTGCGCGGTAGCGAAAGATCCAAGTCCTGCTTGCGCCCCTTTGCCGATTGCCCCAAGCGCACTCGGATCTCCGGAACCCATCGCTGCTGCCCCCCCCATAGCCAGCGCCTGCCAAGCGTTGAACTTCTTCTGCTTCAACTCTTCTTCGGGATCCCCCTGGATACTCTTCATGATCAAGGATTGGAGATCCGTGAGCCCTTGCCCACGACCCTGGTCCATCAGGCGAGCAGCCCGGTTAACCCGTTTGTCTGCCGCTGCTTTGTCTGCCGCTGCTTTGTCTGCCGCTGCTTTGTCTGCCCCTTCACCACCTCCTGCGAGATCCCTCACACCACCTATACTTGACGGGGGAATATTTATATCCTGCGGCAGATCTCTATTGACATTTGATGCCTGGACCATCAGCGCCTTTTGATCTCCGGTAAGGTCCGGGTCAGAAACAACTTTATCAATCCTAGCCTGCTCAGACGCTTGGCGTTCATCGGCAGCATCTCCCGTAAGCCATGAGGTAAATCGCTGAACAGGAAGACTTGGAATAGCTGTCATATTTTCGATCCCCGCTTCGCGAAGATCCTGCGTTGAAACATTAGAACCAAGAAGAGCAATCAACTCCTGCTGTTCATCGATAATGCCAGGAGCTAGCTCTCTCGCCATTCCAGGGGCACCAGACATTTCCTTGATTTTATTTATCTGCCTTAGTCTTTCCAATATCAGTGCGTAGTCAGGATTATCCTTCGTTACAGTGGCATCGTAACCAAAGAACCCACCTCCATGAGGCTGATCCGTTGTGTATTGTCCCCCAACAAGGCTTCCATTCTCCCCGTTGTACCCACGAATCAACCCACCACTCCCCATCTCATCCGGAGCCCTCATCTCGGGAGGACGGTTATAGTCGTAGCCGGGTCTGCGCGGACCCACCCTCATCCTTCGCAGCATTTCCTTATCGTAACCCTCTCGGTCTGGGTCATCTTCCGGCAGAAACCTTGGATGAATAAAACTCTGCTTTAGAAGCTTTGCGAGGCTGAAATCCGGTGGCAATCCACGCTCCCCCGCATTCCTGACCAACTCATCAAGGGCTTCCATCCGTGTCCTCTCGGAAGCTTCTACGTCACCACCCTGCTGGTACCCCTTAATCAACCCACCCCCGGCAGCAAGCTGCCTGATGCCTTGGCCTCCCTGCATGGGAGGTCTCCTGGGCATAGGACGACGGGGAGCAGGAGGTTGCTGGACCTGCTGCGCCATCGCGGACAACTGACCCAACCGAGCCTGCTGCCCCATCTGGGGTGGCGGACCCCCCATCCCGGGAGGCCCTTGCTGTGGCGGACCCATTGGAGGCTGACCCATCTGGGGAGGCGGACCCATAGGCGGTTGGCCCATAGGCGGTTGGCCCATAGGCGGTTGGCCCATAGGCGGTTGGCCCCCTTCAAGCTGTTGAGCCGCAGCAAGATACTTCTCGATCATTGCAGGCTCCTGAATGCCTTCCTCAGATTTCTGAGCCTGCTCCGCCTTCATGTTCTCGCCACGCCGCTTGATCTCGTCCATGGCCATCCACTGAGGCACGGTCGGATGCTGACCGCCAGCAGCACCCTTCACGGCATCCATCGGGATGTTGCGTAGAAGTTCTTGAAGTTCCAGAAGGTTGGACATCGTATCTTGCTCCTTAACTGTTGTACATATTATAAGCACCAATGCCCAGTGCTGCGGCACCACCAACTTGTCCCGCCACGGATGGACCCGGAGAACTCATCATCTGCGAAGTACTCATAGGCACGGGGAACCCACCCAGAATACTCGCCAGCCAGGACTGCTGATTCTGACGCCAGTCCCTCTTGTCTATAAAGTCAGCGTAGGCCATGTCCTTAATGGCTTGCTCCATTTCTCGCTGGTTCATCCCCGAAGCTTCCATCGCCGCGATTCTCTCCATCGCCTGATTCTGCTGCGTGTCCGCAAAGTCCATCGCCTGGGAAGCGGCCTGCTGAAGCGCATCCCCGCTCTGAAGCATCAATTCACCACCCGCCACCTGAGCCTGCTGATCGGCTGTATGGGCAGACAGCGCATTCTCCCACGCCTGCTGTCTTCCCTTTGCATCAATATCGGCAAGATTCTGCTGACTGTTCTTAATGTTCTCTGCATCGAGAATCCCATGACGCATACTTCCATAGCCACCCTGAAGTGCTTGCCTTGCCCCAATCCTTTGATGCATATTGGCAGCTTCCATTCTCGCATTCCGCTTCTGGATATCGAGAACGTCTTCAAAGTAAGGAGAGGAGTAACGATTGAATGCCTCTTGATCAAACTGACCAATGTTTCGACCGATATCCCCTGCTTCATCGGCGATACCAGTGGATTTCTGGGTCTGCCCTAGACCCCAGCCAAGCTCTTGTCGAGGACCAGCATCATAAAGTCCCCTAATCCCCTCTTGCGCGGACCTCTCATCGGCACCGAAGCCCTCAATCCGGTTACCCCTGAAACCCCGATAAGGTGTCTTGGCTATGTTTTGAGAGTTACCATAAAGATCCTGAAGGAATGGCTTTATGAACTTGGAAGGCTCTTGAGTCGTAGTCTGATGAGTTACCGAAGGCTGTCCACCCATAACTAAACCTACCCTTTCCTAAGCGGGGAAAACCCACTCATCGTTGATGGCACCCGGCTGTGCCGTACTGCCCGTTTTGTAAGATCGTATCCTGTTCAACATATCACTCAGCTTCGCCGAACCATTCTGCGTGTTCCCATCCCCAAGATGGGCAACCACATCCGCAGGAACAACGAACTCCCCGCTCGACAAAGCCGCAGGGGATTGCCCGTCAGTCACCGCAGGAACTGAGTCATCCAAACCGCCTGAGTAACCACCCACGTAGCCTCCGCCGTAGCCAGCGACACTCCCAGCCGGAGCAAGGCCTTGAATCCCCTGGCTAACCATTCCACCACCAGCCAACCCACCGACGTTTATGGGTCCGATTATTTCGCCTAGATCTATACCGTCGAGAATGTCCAAAACTTCTTGGCTAACCCCTGAGTTCGGTACAGGTTTCTTAAACCCCCGATATCCAGGTTCTTGATTACGCCACCGGAACGGTGGGAAAGGGCCAATAGTCAGGTATCCGTCTGCTCCCACCCAGGGAAGCCAGATGGCCCGACCGATCTGAGTTACCGGCTCCCCATACTGCCCTTCAACCCCGTTATCCACGTCCTCCTGGGTAGATAGCCTCCATGTCTTTGGCCTCATATCCTCCCATACATCGCTCGCCAGTCCATTAGCCACGTCCTCGGCAGTGGCGTATACCTCCGGTCGCGGATCTCCTCCTTCAAGGTACGCATCGACAGACGTGACCGGACCAATATTGTCTTCCAGTCGTTCTCCATCGCCACGAAGAACATAACCCTCGGAATCGAAAACAACATCCCCGCCCGGACCTATCATCGGAGACATCGACGGGTCTTCGTAAAATGATGGCCTACCCTCTGCTGCTCCATGGACAACCCAGTGCTTCCACGCATCCGCCTCGGAATCGACACCCGCTCTCAAGAGATCAGGATTGCTATTTACGTAATAGATCCAATCGAACCTATAAGCATCCTTGTATATACTGGGATCCGCACCAGCAATCGTCGCGTCCGCAAGTGAATTACTGATGAACCCGTCCATGTATGTGTTGTTAAAACTCGGGTTCCCCCACTCGGTCCCGTCACTCGATGGAGCTATCAAGGAAGTGCCATCTCCGTATGATCGCGTATCCGGATTATTCGGGTCATTCGGGTCGTCGATATTTCCCGGTCCTATCTCTAAATACCCATCACCGTCAACAGTTACGACCTCGGCCTCGGCCTCGGCCTGAGTCGCAGGGTCAACCCATCCTGGGTCTCCGTAGAATCCCGACAAACCCGAAAAGGCACCTACTGCCACATAATGCCTATACGCCTCCGCCTCAGTGTCTATTACCCCGTATTCTGGCTGTGCCGGGTTACCGAGCCCAGGGTTGCTGTTCAGGTAGTAGATCCAGTCGAAGCTATCGATATTGTCGTACAGATCGGTTGTCTCGTCTCTTATCATAGCCGCAAGGTCTGCATCAGAAATACCTCCTCCGATGCCATTCCCTCGCCCAGTCGCCCCCCATTCGAAGTTGGCCCCAGGTTGGCCGGGAGCAACGGGCGTAGGCGCAATACTCGAAACTCCGTCAGGATAGGATTCTGCTCCTGCTGAATTCGCACTATCCTCAACCACTTCTACAACTACTGGATCTACAACTACTGGATCTGGAACTACTGGATCTGGAACTACTGGATCTGGAACTACTGGATCTGGAACTACTGGATCTACAACTACTGGATCTGGAACTACTGGATCTGGAACTACTGGATCTGGAACTACTGAATCGTCAGCTACTATCGTAGTGACATCGCTCGCTGCGATTGTCAGCAAGGGCTGCAATACTTCACTCCTGTTATCTCCACCATTCAGCTTATTGTCAAGCCAAGCCGACTGGCGTCCTTCCGCGCCCAAGCCTATCCACGAATCAAGGATCGCTTGGTTATCCCATAGACCTTCAGCGTTTGTCTCCCACGGGTTTCCAGTTGCTGGGTCATTACCCTCAATGTAGAAGTTTGGAACCCAATACCTATGGGATCCATCAAACTGTCCACCGCTCTGAAGCCTAATCACATCAGACAAGGCCGATGGAACATTCACATCGGCAAACATTTCATCGTTGAAAACGTATTCATCACCCTCGTAATACTCCACTGCGGCTTTCACAGAAGAGCGGCCATCATCTCCCAATGAATCCCACCAAGAGTACATATCCCCACCCACCGCATCGAGAACGTACTGATCGCTGTTTTCCATCGCATTGACAATGAAGCGTGGGTAAGCCCTGACCGTGGCCCCGGCGTCAAACTCTCCGAAGTATGCTCCATAATCAACTATCGTTGAATGGAACTCAGACAAAGAAGCCGTCCTGTCACCATGAGAGACAGCCCCCCAATCAGTTTCCGATGTGAGCGACCCGTCAGAAAAGAACATTCCAGTCAAGATTTCTCGACCGCCATCGGACATTGTTCCGTCATTATCAAACACTGTGAATCCAGAACCGGGGGCGATGGGGGGAGGCAGTACGGGAGGCTCGTACACCTGACCGTTAGCCGGATCTCCTACGTAGACTGTCGTGGAGAACTCGGTACCATCGCTTTCCGTTATAACTCTCGTCGTGTTTCCCGTAGCAGGATCGAAGGTGTCCGTTATCGTTCTTCCGTTCTCGCCTTCCGTGATGTTAACTAGCGGATCCGCATCCGGAGTATTAATGACCTGACCGACATAATCCGCCCTACCTGCCGCTCTATCTTCTTCCGTCGCCAACATCAAGCCCTGATCAGCCAGGAGATCATTCAGCCCACCTGTCATCAGATGCTTCGCCTGATCTCCCGATATCCCATACACAGCACCCAATGTTCCTGAAATTCCGTTCACCCACTGCTGGGCATCTTCACTTCCCAGCCATGCTTGGAACCCGGGGTCTGCATAAAAAGCCCCCATCGCTGATTGCTTCGCCGTCAGGTAATCCTCAGAATGCCTCTCCCACGCTTCACCAAAATAATTGTACCTATCAAGCTCAGCCGCATAGTTATCCTGATCTCCTCCAGACAGAAACCGGAGATAGTCCTCTGGATCATCATACCCAGCAGCTAAAGCCCTAGCCTCAAGATCAACGAAATATGCATCAGCCGTCTCTACCAGCGTCTGCTCTTCTTGGGAGAGTTCGGGTACTACAAAGTTGGCATACGGATCAGGCAGTGTGTCCCATTCGTCATCCCAATTTTGACCTGTAATCCCCTCGAAATGCTCACCAACCCAGCCCGCAGGAATCAGGTCTCCTGCACCCTGCCAATCACCTGTAGTGATCAGGCCCACGTTATCCATGGAGAAATCGTCATCGGGCTTCCAAAATTCTGAACCCTCACCTTCCGGAACAGGGAAATTAATCCCTGTAATCCCAGAATCAATTTCAGACAGATCAGGAGATATCAAACCGGCAATCCCTGGAACGGGGAAGTCCTCCGGAAGCCCCTCGATCTCATCAGGAATATACGTGTCGGGTGCAGGCATCTTTATACCCTCCTCGGCCTTCGGTTCATCCTTGAATTCGATGCTAAACGCCTACCCGGAGTCGCTGGCCTTGGCACATTACGCGGAGGAGCCTGAACCGGGGGCCTCTTAGGCTGGGCCATCGCGGGAGGCGGCGGCATCGTCGGACGCCCCTTCTGCCCACCACCACCCAACATCCCTGCACCAGCCTTAGCGATCTTCGGGCCATTGGCCTTAAGAAGACCAGCAATTCCCCCGGGAGGAGCGGATCGTGCCCCAGAAACCAGACCCGCCGCTGCTGTCGCATTCGGACCTGAACCACCCCCCGCAAGGACAGCACCGGCAGCCTTGTCCATGTTCGCCATCGCACCCTGAGTCAAGACCGTCCCGTATCCAACATTCTGAGAAGCCGCAACGGCAGCTTCTGTCGGAAGAGCCGTGCCAAGCCCACTAAAAGCATGAGTGCTACCAGCGGTTAGGGTCGGACCCAATGTATTCGCTGCGGCACTCTCGGCAGTCCCTACGAGCGCGGCCTGGGTCGCTAGATTCCCTCCTCCTGCCGCAGCCCCTCCCCCCGCAGCAGGGGTAAGGGAACCTGCTGTGACTCCCCCTGCAAGTCCGCCCAGCGCCATAGCCTTCGGATCCCAATCAGTCGCTGCACCAGTCCCCACCGAACCAATGGCTGCCCCAATCAAGAATGGAACCCATGCAAAAGCTTCGGGCATACCCGTATCTGGGTTTTCCGTGACCGGGCCGAGAAGCTGTTGAAGCCCCTCAAGCTCTGCTGGATTAATATGCATCAAAGTCGTATCGCCATTGCGACCGTACTGAGCCAAATCCTCGGCCTTCCTGACTTCCCCACCGTGAGCCAAGCCTTGTACGCCCGTGTAAACCGGCTGATTTTGAGGCACAGGATTTGCCCATGAGTAACCTGCTCCGGCAACCGGAGCCCCTATTGGCTGATTCATCGGGCTACTCGGGGCACTTACTTGTTGGGCACCCGGAACCACCGGACCACCCATCGCGTACCCGCCACCAGAGCCAATCCCCCCTCTGTCAAGATCTTGCATCGCCTGGGCGTAGATATCCATCCCTGGAGAATTAACCGCCCCACCCCCCTGATACCCCTGAGCTTTACCGCCGAGACCCGACCAAAGCTGACCCAACCAATCGTCCCCTCCCATCATCTTTCCTTGCGGGTCTTGTGGGCCTTGCTGTCCTTGCTGTCCTTGCTGTCCTTGCTGTCCTTGCTGTCCTCCTCCCATGAGTGAGCCAAGCGCAGCGCCCGGAGGTGACGGTGAGTTCATCCTCTTCTGAGATGCTGCTGCCGCCTCATGCCCTTTTGGAGTCTCCCTAGGATTGAATGGAGCCAACCCGCCAAGAATACCTTGCCTAGCATTCGGACTTGGCAACGCAGCACCAAAAATCTTTGGGTTCCTCGCCATCCTTTGCGCCTGTTCATTGTCGGCCATCGGGATGGTCGAGGGACTTTCGTACCCGTTTTCCATCACCGGACCACCCGATTGATACCTATCAAATCTTCTTCTCATAACAAATCCTTAAGAGGTTTCTATTCCAAAAACAGAAACAGACAAATTCGCTGCGCTTGAAAAGCCTTGTACCAAATCACCAGACTCAAGGGTCATACCCAGTGATACGATATCCGTAACATTACTACCCATGGAAACGCTGTTGAAAATTATATGCTCAACACCCGCTGTTGCTTCATAGGGAACAACTCGTATGGAGTACAGGCTTGGCGAAGAATCTCTATTGCAAAGAACAATCGACGATACAATTGTCTGAAAACGCCTACCAGTACCCGTGGATAGAGTGTGAGGCTGCGGAACCGTATAAAGAGTAGTCGCGAACGAACTCGTAGACAGTTCGAATTGACCAAGGATCTTCATGGAACTGGGCATTATCCACCAATCCTATCTGTGGATACTGCCGCCAACGGGAAAACCTGACCATAAACAGTATCTTGGTTTGTCATGGTCTATCCCTTATCTCTACGAGTGCATCAATGGTCGCATCGAGTTCCTCATCAACCGTTGGGTCGCCAATCTCGATTAGTAAAGCATTGATCTGGTCCACCTTTGCCTGCTGGTCTGCGGTGAGATCGAGGCCAATAGACCCGACCCGCTCAGCGGTCATTGACACTCTATTCACCTGAATGATATCGATCAGAGTAGGCATATGGTTCATGTCATATTATCCGCCGGGGTGATCGTCAACTGAAGACCGGTTGAGTCTGTCTTCGTATGGAGATCCGAAACGGTCAAGGTGCCCGCCCCGGCTGATACGAAGTTTCCGAACTGGAACGCAATCTTATCGCCGCTGGCGATACTCACCACACAAGAACCAGAGATAGTGTGCTGCGCCACATGGACCCCGAAAACCGTATACCAAGCATAAGGGGTCGAAGACATCTCTGAGCCAGGAACAATAACGTGCCCGCTCCCGCTATCCTTGGTCACCCGTCCCAGCATATTCCACCACAGAACATTGCTGAATCCATACATATTAAACGCCCAAGTAACGAGAAACTTCCGCACGCCACTGGCTGGGAACGCGCCCGAATATTCAAACTCGCCGGTAGGTGAGCCACCTCCAACCTCAACCCAATTGGCTGCCTCGGTGGCTGTCCACCCGGTTTGAAGCGCAGCCCAAACCTTTGTCGCCCGCGCCAACCCGCTCAGCGTATGGGTGGCCACCACCTTGTTCCCAAACCAATAGTCACCTGCAACAGCACCAACCCTCGCAATCCCCAATGGCATCGTGATGAGGGATAGCCGGATAGCGTTGGCCGAAAGCACCTGGGAGCTAAGTGAGTTCATTCCGTTAACCTTCACGGACAAGCTACCCAAGGAAACACTCAACTCCTGATAATCCCTCTTAAGTTTATTGATGTCCGAAGCAGATGGAGGATTTTCCATACTGACCTATCTCCTTCCATCCGGCTTTATGTCCATCAGGGTAGAGCCTATACGCCACCGTGAATCATTCGTATTACTGCTGAACTTCAGAGACATTTGGCGACCACGTATTCGGGTTGACGGATCCAGGGATGAAGATGTCACCGTAACACTCTGAACGGGAGTATCGTCTTCTCCCTGCGTATATCTCCTTGAGTACACGTCGATAGCCACAGGCGAAACATCAGTCCCTCCATCTAACCATTCGATATCTGGGACTATCTTCGAGACATAAGCAACGTGATCACCATCCTCAATGTCGAATAATCCGCTCCTGATGTGTGCCTCAACGGGAGCATTATCACCCGTTGTCCCTATCTCCTGTACGTAATTCAAGGATGAGCTTGAGTTGACCTTGTAGGAAGCTATCGGGTGTTCCCTTATCCCAGAGTCGCTCCAGGCCGTTCTTGGAACCATCCCTGTAGACCAGTTCCCGTCTTCGTAATTATAGGAAACATATTTATCGTTATCCGACCCAGAATCCGAAGGGTAAAACCATATGACCTCGCTGAACTCTGAGTTCCTTGCAGCAAAAACCTTCTCTCGTTCTACGTATTTCAGGTCGCAGTAGACAAAGTCAAGGACAGAGCAGGGGAGGATGCTGACTCCTCCATCATAAATATAAAAATTCCTATCACCCATCCAGAACGTGCGATCACCACCAGATACAGCGGCATTAGGCCCAATGATCGAGACACCAGTCGCTATCTCCGTGAAAATAAAGTTCCCGAAACCTTCTTCATCAACGATGAACTTCATTAGATAGGTCGCTTCATCGGTCCAGACTAGAATCTCCCTCTTTGCCCTGAAGGCTCCAACGATATAAGATCCGGTACTCAATATGTTCCCGCCCGCAGAGCTTCCTGATCCAGGCGTCCAAGATCCTGGGGCACCATTACTGGACCAACGAACAAGCACAGGATTAAATAGGAGGTTTCCTTCTCCGTCAGGGAATAACTCAGAACAACCAAACGCCACAATAGTCTGGAAATCCGGGTAGGTGAACATTGCACCCACTACGGGAGGAACATTCCCAAATCCCAAATCCGCAGAGACACCAAGTGACGCGAGTGGGACTGCTTGAGAGTTCGAAACCCCTCCATTCGCTGACGCATCCGTCGATTCTACAAAGCTGGGAATCGATCCACTTACCTTCTTGTCCCTGATCCAGATGTAGGGAACCCCTCCCCTCGGCGCTAGCAGCAGACTATTCGAATCGTTGTCGAGCGACCACAGCCTAATCCCCCTTGTCTCCGTTGCACTAGCAGACCCTGCACCCCAAGAAGTCCAGTCGGAATCTACCGAGTAGACAATGGCACCACTCGAATGCGCTATGGCTACAGTAGACTCGGCCCCGCGAGTAGCGGGGTCAAGGTTATTCCCTGAAATCGCTGTGTACGAGATCAATTCAGTACCGACAAGAACAAGACCGGCAGGATTCTCAAAGCCCGTTGATGAAGTGAGTCGTACGACGGTTGCCCCTGCCGTCTCTCCATTTGCGAGTGTTGTTGTCGTTGTCCCAAGTTCGGCATACCCAGACCATCTTCCAGCCCCAAACCCGGAACCGACAGTGACTGTCGTCTTCTCTGCCGATATGTCGTACAAGGCGAATACGTCAGTTCCGAAGAAGCTAACCTTTGAGACCAACGAATTCGATGGATGGAGAGCAGGCAGGCTTCCCAACTGCGCCCTCTTCGAAGATCCGAAAGTATCCGTCGGGGACTCCGCACCAAGCTCTATGTACTCAGATCCGATCTTGACTATGTCAGCGGCTGAAAATGATCCGCCATCCAATTCCACCGTAGTCTCGGAGGTTGAGAGGGATGTCGCAAGCGTGGTGTTATCGTTCGTACCGGAGCCGCCAGGAACGTCAAACTCGAAATAGTCAGGACTCAGCACTCTCGTTATTTCAAAGCCCTGCGTCGAGGTTGCCGTCAAATACCCATTGAGAAGTTCTGCTCTCGTTATTCCATTCGCAGTGAAATTCGCACTGATCGAAAGGAACGTAAACCTATCGCCCACCAAGGCCCCGTGAGCAGTCTGCTTGAATACCACCTCCGATGTCCCATTGGCGATACCGATTGGGTTTGATTCTGCCTTCTCGATCTGGAAGTACGCTTCATCGGCGCTGTAAGTATCAGCTACTGTCCCTGCCTGCGCCCTTGTAACGACAATTACATCGTTGCCTTCTGCGGGTGGAGGAGGCCCAATACTACTTACAGATTGTACCAAAACATACTCAGCACCTACCCTTAAGTAATCACCAACGAGCGCAGCCCCAGCACCGGAAGGAACTGCGAAGTTTGTCACAGCCTTACTGGAAACGATTGAGTACAGCCTCGCAAGGCTCTTATAACGGAACGGGGTTACATCGTAGTATCGACCCCCTAGTTCAACGTATGCCTTCTGGCTTGTCCCCATACCCATGTAGTCATCGCCATTGTATGAAGACCAGTTATGGAGACTCCGACAAGCTCCTAGATATGTATTAGGTGAAAGCTTCTCCCAACCTCCGATCTTCTCAGGAAACCCCTTCCTGAATCGAACATTGTTTCCGTCATACCAAGAGTTCTCAGCCGAATAGCGTGTCCCCTCTTTGACTATCCCAGCATTGAATACGAATTTTCTCAGCATCTATTCAATCGCCGCCAGTCTTGCTTCAAGCCCAGCCACCTGCGCGGATAGTTCCTGCACTGCTTTGACGAGAGGAGTCACGAACGCAGTAGCTCCTACGCGCTCAAGACCGTCTACCCCCAATGACCATCCGCTGTCTTTTCCGTGGAGTCCATGAGAATCAATGGCAGACTTCACTTCCTGAGCTATGAACCCTGTCATCACACCAGCACTGAGGCCACCAATATCGGTAGTTACCCCCTCTTCATCGGTAATCGTCGGAGCCACGATCTTCCGAACGGCATCGCTCTCTGAGCCATCCAAGTCGGCACGCTGCTTAAACTTGAAGTCAACTGGCCTGAGTGCCTTTATGAAGTCTAGACCAACGATGCTACTCGATATGTCCTTCTTTATGTTCACATCGGATGTTCCACTCCAAGTAATCGTCCCGCTAGCACTGGTGTCCGCACTTATTTTCCCTGATGCATTTCCAATCGTTACCGTATTCGTACCTAAACCCGTTACGTTATATCCGATAACAACTTCTTGGTCTACACCAACGGCAGAAGTTGTCGTATGAGAACCGAGGAGTGTGTTCTTACTTCCCGTGGTCAGATTGGTACCCGCTAGGTACCCGCACCCGGTGTTCCGGTCTGCACCAGCGCCTATTTCGGCCAGGGCACCGTGGCCCACGGCAACATTCAGGGTGCCCGTAGCGCCACTGACTGAATTAGCCCCGCACGAACTACCACCGATTCCCAAATTACCGGGGCTGGCCGTAGTTTCCTTGCACGCATTTACCCCGATGGCAACAGTTGCCCAGCCGGTCGTACATTTACTGGCTGCACCATCCCCGATAGCAACATTTGCGCCTACGTTCAAACCGGTCATCACCGCGCCAGCGGAGGGGCCTATCAGTATAGATTCGCCATTGCTACCGCTGCAGTCGGTCTCGCTAAATGTGTTGGCTCCGTTCATGTTGAACTTGCCAGTTGTGACCACTGCACCAGTACCGTTTGGAGCTAGGGTTATGTCTCCGTTGGATGCGGAAGTCACCGCAATAGCCCCAGTAGAGGTATACGCAGGACTCGTGACACTGGTAGTAGCACTAAGCACGTTTGACGACACACTGACGGTTGACGATATAAGTCCAGTGACCGCTAGAGTGGGAGTTGCTCCAGCATCGAACTTGAGACCAGCGTGGGTTCTGGCAGCCTGATCCCCTGTTGTGCCGTCAAAGAAGCAGACAGAACTCGTCGTGTCTGTCCCCACTGACGTTGTGACATTTGATGCAGCACCAGTTAGGTCACCAACGAATGAAGTTGAGGTTATCGACGTTGCACCAGTGATAACCCCAGCAGCAACATTTACAACACCATCCAGTACTACATCTCCAGATGTCGTACTCAGGTTTAGGTTGCCACTATCAGCATTGATGATATTCGCATCGATTGAAATATCATCCACCTTGACTTTGCCACTGGTAGATGGAGAGAGGAGAATGTCCCCTGATGTGGTGTCCTGTATTGTGATCGTGCTGGAGCCAGCCAGAGTGCTGTTCGTGCTTAGTATAAGGTCGTGGGCACCATTCGTGGTTATCGTCGCATCGGCGCTTCCCGTACCCAGCACGGCACCACCAACCTGAAGATTGCTGAATACGTTAGCTGCGGCACCCGCAGTTCCACTCGGAGCAGTGTAGACCGCTGCTACGCACCCATTCTTCAGCGTTAAGGCATCACCGCTCCCGCACTGCAAGATCAGATCAAGCGAACTTGATAGGTTGTTCTTCGCAAAGAAGACCCTGTCTGGAAAATCGCCGGTTCCATTGCCACGTATGTTTATCGTCGGAGTGCTGACAGGGACGCTAACACTTTGGGAAATAAACTCGGCAAACAACGCCCTCCCCGTAGATCCTGTAGTGGCTGTAGTCGATGCCGTATAGGCGTCCACGGTATCCGAGAGGGTCCAATCGAACGCGATGCCGGTCACTGTAACCGTTGCGTAGGAAGAGGTTGCCTCCTCCGCCTTCGACCAATTATTGTTAGTCGTAGTTCCCCAGGCACCCGCCTGCTCGCCTTCGGTGATCAACTCGATTCCAATATTTGAACTGTATGTAGATGCCATCTATTATTTCTTCCTAGATCCTATTGTGGAATCACAGCCGGAGGCTTTGCGATCCTTGGCTTATTCCTGAAAACTCCGCCCTCGGTTGCCACTAAAGCCTCGACAGACTCTCTGAAGCGAAGCTCGTAAAGCTGGAGCAATTCCGACTCGCCCTTTAGGAAGGTGTATGCCTCGACTAGGCAGGCATAGAGAAGGGCGTTCTCTGCGTGGTTACCGAGCCAAGTGGTTGCCGCAGAAACCAATGAGATCGGCGTGAAGTAGTAAAGGATCTCGTAGTCGCAAGCCGCACTGGCTATCGGACCAAAGGCAAAAGTTGCCTTGTCCGAGTCCGAAGCATCGTTGTAGAACGAGTAGTATTTCGGCGTCCCCGTCACGCTATCCTTGGGGGCGTACTCCTGAAGAAAGTCATAGTCCTTCAGGAGCAGAAACTGCCACGCATTCGCAGCAACATCGGCACCTATCCTGATCTTGAAATAAACCGCAGACAGCGGGGCCGAACTGGAGTCTGCAATCGTCACAGAAGAATCGCTTATTGCCAAGTCCCCGGTCGCAGTCTTCGTATTGTAGTTGTCGATCTGGACTAGATTGTTGATCCGCTCTTCCGCCAAGCGGACAAAATTATCCTGCTGGTCGGTAGCCCCCCAGTACGTATTCTGCGTGTACTCATTAATCGCACTCTTGAGAGTCGCCAACGACCAAGCCATTCCTAGCTCCTATACCGAGTACCACGGGTTGCAGCCCCGGCACCCCTTGCATCTGAGTACACGACACCACCCTCTTTGAATCCCATCCGTGGTTTCTTACGGGGCATTGGTTCCATGGCCGGACCTACACCTCCAAGCCCCCCTGCCAACATTTCCGGATCAAGCCCCAATCCCATCCCTGCCCCCAATGGAGGGGCTGGCATCGCCCCCCCTATCGCTCCAGCAGCAGGCCCGGAGGCGGCCTTGCCCTTACCCTTCTTAATCCGGTCCATGACAGGGTTTTTTGACTTCTTCTTCTTAGAAACTACAGGCTTCCCAGTCCTAGCCGATTCAGCCGCAGCAGCATCCCTCCCCTTTTTGTCATATCCATAGTCGCTTTTACCTACTGTCGGCATATCAATTCCCCTCAACCCGTATAGAGCTTATGTTAAAAGTCTGAAACGATGAAGTATTATAGAGGTCAACCCTCAAGGATGTGACTGTTCCCGTCCAAGCAGCCTCGCTACTCAGGTCATATTCCATCGTCATATACCTGTCCCCCATAGACTCATTCCAATCCGGCTCCGGTATCTGTAATGGGGTCGCGCCCGAGAATGGATCGACAGAAGTATTCGTCGTAATACCCCAGTAAAGATTCCCCACCCATGTCCCAGCAGCAGGCTCTCCGGTATCGAGCATCAGAACGATTCTCAGAATATCAAGTTCCGATGTGTCGATACTCGTATAGGAGCCTGTCTCGTCAGCCTTCTTGAAATACTGCAAGGAGCCAATCCCTGAAAGCGTCTGGATCGCACTTATCGTGTGGCTACTGTCATCGTTCCAAGTAAGTGTGTTTGGATCTCCAGAAGATGCCTGTACGTACCGCCAGTCCTCAACAGTATCAGTGAAATTCCAGACAACCGAATTACCCCATCGACTCTCGGTCTGCCCAATATCCGGCCTCGGATGCCTTATCGCTTGGTTTTCTCCCGAAAACAGAGTTCCAAGATGATTCTGTGGCTGATCCGGATCCCAGCAAACAGGACAAGTCCTAATCCCCGTGACTGCGTAGTTCTCAACCTCTTGCCTCAACTCCCTAAGCCTGTACCGGAACCCACACCTGTCGCAAAATCCAAAAGGCTCCTTTATCGATTGACTCATACCTACCTGTAACCACCGGGAAAGAATCTCAAGGGAGCTTTTTCCCTGTCTTCATCCGCAGCAAGCTGAAACTCTTCCTCATAAGACTGCTTAAGGATCTGTAACCTATCCGTTGCCTCCGGCCTCTTTAAGGCCACGTTGTACGCAAGCCCCGCGACGAATGCTGGCCAAAACCGATTCGGGACATCTGGATTGTACGTTCCACCCGGGCCACTGTCATACATCGCCCTCATCCGGTAGTAGACAAGCTTATAGGTTGTATTCTTATCCGGAACAGGCCAAAGGGTTGCCGTGACTCCCGTGTCCGGATCTTGCTGCCGATCTATGAAAACCTGTGTCGGCCTTCCAAGGACTAACTTGTTGGTTATCCCCGCGTAAACGCTTCTCGATATGCGTCCAAGCTCAAAGTCGGTTTGTTTTGACACATCGCCTGAGTATTGGCGAAGAAGAACTTCGAAGATCGCTATCGTATCTTCCTTGAGCGTGTACTTCTCGGTAGATTTAACTAGGTCGGAAGTTATCTGTTCTTCCACTGTCCAGAGGTTAATGCCACGATTCTGCCACCCCAGTAACATGAAGTCGATACTTCTCCTGGCGGTCCTAAGATCGTAAGCACTACTTAGCTTTAGCCCAGCACGCTCATAGGCTTCTTCTGTCATCTCCCCGACATCCGGAGCGAATGTATTTGTAGTATTAACGGCCAACGCTTAATCCACCTTCCAGATTCCAAGTATTGAAACCGCCAAAGTAAAAAGGCCAGCCACAACAGAGATTACCGTGGTTAGCCTAGTCTTCAGCTTTTCGTGTTCTAGTCTCAAACGATCCTGTTCCTCCGATACGAGCACAACAATCGTCCGAAGGTTCCTGTAATCGTGCCTTACTTCCTTTAGTTCTTGGAGTGCTGCACCCACCTCACGCTCAGTGAACTCTCCATCAGGAGTCATCTTTCTTCTATAGCCCTCAGAATTTCCTGAGAGGACGCCCTCTGCTCTGTCCGCAACTCCTTGATCTCGATCTTTACTTCGTCGAGGATGCGAGCATTGTTCTCCACGTTGGTCGCCACTCTCTCAACCTTCACCTCTAAGTCTGCAACCTGATTTTCATCGGCAGCCTCGGAGTGCCTTGGTTCCCCGGCGTGGGTGGATGCAAGGATAAGCACACCCCCTATGGCCGAAGCCATTATAGTGGTTGTACTCCAGAAGGTTGTCTGGCTTACACTATTCATGAATGCTCCTCACAAATCATCCCAGGGCTCACCCAGGGCATCTGATCTTCCTCTATCCGATTGTCCGGCACTCCAAGCAGGCTGAAACACGCCTCATGCCATGTCTCCAGAACCACACTCACCAGCCTGTCCC